GCACTTGCTTTAATAGTTGCATCATCTGTTGATACATTAGTAGATGCTATTTCAAACTCTAAAACAGTTTGTCCAGTATCAATCATTTTATTTAAAGCTTCACTTGTTGAGTATGTGTGTAATCCCATATTATTCTCCTACTTTATTTAAATTTATTTTTTTCTAAAATCATTATACTATTGAGTATACTTTTTTAGGTATTAAAACTTTAAAGCCACCATCTCTATTATTTTTAAATTGCATAACTAATCTTCTAAACTCTTTTTTATGATACATTGCTTTATCATATTCACCTTGATTTTCAAAATTTTTTGCTTTAACAAATTCAACTAATGCAATTGCCAACTCTGGATCACAATCAATAGTAGAGTCTTCGCTAGTAGGTGCGTTAGGAATACCTGTATACCTAATCAATAACCCAACGCTAACATTCTCCGTTGGACTTTGATAATGACCATTACTATCTTGTTCAACCAACGCAAGATTTCCACCTTCCATATAATAGAAATAACGCTTTCCATTAATTCTTTTTAATTCATGACTCATGTTGCGTCCTTATCAATACTGTCTACATTTTGAACTCTTTGTATTTTTATATATTCATTTGAATCTTTATCTAAAACAGATACATCAATTAATTTTGTAATTCCTGTTAAAGACGTATTGTCAGCACCATAAAATCTTTGATCTTTAACAATACCTGTTTTAGCAATTTTTACAGACTCATCAATCATCCCATTGATTTCTCTTAAACCATCTTGTAAGTAAGCAGAAGTATATCCAAAGCTTTGACTACCTACTCTTTCCATTAGTTCTTTAACTTTCATGTAAGACTCCACGCTTCCATAACGTCATTCCAATTATTTGTATTTGAAGAAGCAAATATTAATTCAGTATTAGTTAAAAACGATATTTGAGGCGTTGCGTTAACAATAACATAGGTTCTTTGCTCTGCTGGTAATGATGCAAGAATTTCTTTAGTGCTTGTTAGTGTATAACCCGAATCTCCGCCTGCTTCAATTCGCTTTTCTTTTATAATTTCAGTTGTACTTGTAACTGCGTATGAAGTTGTTATTGGCATTAGCCTCCTCCTCCTCCACTAGTATTGCCAGACATATAGTATTCAACTGCTCCAGCAGTACCTGTTATTGTAAATTGAGTGGTTGCAGTTGGTCGTGGTAAAACCAAAGAATCTCCTGCGTGCAAAGTAGATATAACACTGCTTCCAACTGTCACTGTTATTGTATTAGAAACATTATTATCTCCTATAACAGAAGTTGTATTAAAAGCTTTGCCTGTATGTTTAATGTATAAAATCGCACAGCTATTCGATGCCGTAATAACAGGAGTAGTTGCCGCATTAAGATAAACTGGTCTACCGCTTGTATATCCGTTAACTTGTGTCATATTTGAGGTTATATTCGATTCAGTGCCAATAATCCCATTTACGGTATTATGATGAAAGCTATGAGGTATTCCTGTAATATCTCCTAAAGAAGTATCTGTATAATCAATTTCATAAGTTGTATCAACAATAGGCTCTAATGATACTTGATAATTAATTCTTGGCATCTACTTCCTCCTTTGGTTCTTGTTTTTGATAAGGAATAAATCCTTGCTCATACTCTTTTGAAATCGTATTAAACTTTTGACTAAATAAATTATAGTCTTGGACTACCTTTTGAACGTCAGCTTGATATTTTCCTAATGCTTTATTGGTTTCAGAGCTGTATTTAGAAATTTGTGTTTGTATTTTATTGGTTTGAGATGTTGCAAGCTCTGGGTCCTCATCTGTTTCAATAAATGTTCCAAGTGTTGCAAAATCTAAATTCCCCATAACAGGAGCTTCAAATGCAGGTATAACACAATTTACCATTTTCTCTTGCAAAATTCGTTTACATGCAAACAAAATAGGTAATCGATAAAATTGTTTAGCAAAAGTAGAGCTTGCTGTAGTGTATGCCGTATCGCCTAATGCGTTAACAGTGGGATAACGAACAATATTTGCATAGCCTTGCTCACTTCCACTCCCAGGTGTTGGTGCAATATAAAGTTTATGGTTTAATAACCAATACACAGGATGTTTTAACGTAGCTCTATTAAGAGACTCTGAATCTAAAGCATCAAAGCTTTCATTTGGGTTAATTTGCCTTGCAGGTCTTTCACCCCTTCTTACAGAAAAAGGAGCATGATGAGCCGAAATATCTAACCCACCTGTTGTATAGGCAGTCTCTTCACTAAAATTAAAAAGCAAATTAGGATTAATAATAGCAATCCTATTAATGGTATCAATTACACCATCATTAATCCACTGTAATCCTTGTGAACCTGTTGTGCCTGCGAGAGCTTCTATTTGTGCTTGAAATGTAGCCATGACTTTGGGAAACTAGAGGGGCAAAAGGAGGCAGATCACCCCTCTAGTAGACAACACCCTTGTCTTTACTTCCAAACAGCGTGAGCTTCAGGCATTAGACATTCAAGACCAGCTTCAGTTTGAATAAGGTCTATTCTGCGATCAACACCTGTGTTCTCAAGACTTTGAACTCCAACAAAAATTGAAGTATCACGATTACTGCCATTACCGACCAATGGACGATAAGCGACATGCTTCATGTTTACTGCAACCATTTTGGCTCCCGCTTGACCACCATCTAAATGGATGTTGCGAGTTACGTTCATGTCTCCGTATGGAGTGCTTATGGTAGAAATGTCTAAACCAAATTTCTTTGACTTACCCATCATAACCATGTCTGCACGACCATAGACATTTGTTCCATCTGTTACTTTTGCAACGTTATTGCTAAAGTATCCACTTAGTTTATGTAACCAGTTGTATACTTCTGTATTTACAAAAAATACAGTTGCATTACCGTTGTTGTAACGAGGATCTAAATAGTTACTCATGTCATCAAGAAAATCATCTTGTGACTTTGTAGCAGTATTTAATAGAAAAATATTACCCGATTGCAATACATAGTCAATAATTCCTTGTGTATAGCGAGTAGTTCCATCAACATGCTTTCTATTAAACAAAAACGCTTGTTCCATGTCGTATTTATGCTCGATTAACTTTTCTTTCCAAATTCTACCCCACTCATCAGGAACAATCTTAGAAGTTGTTGCTCTTGCAGTGTTTGTCATTTGGCAAGTTGTTTTAAAGATTTGAGTTAACCCATAAACATCTACGTATGGTTGGTCCTTCCAAGTACCTGGGAATCCACTTCCTTCAGCATGTGCTGAACCTGTTGCATAGACTTTATTGCCTTCGCCTGCGACAGCAGTTAAACTCCAAGCTGAACTTGCGTAAGCCATTCCTTTAAAAACGCCTACATAATTACCTGCTGGGGCAATTCCTCTAACTACTTTTACAAGCACACCCATTGATTCATCATCTGTTGTTAAAGCTACAGGATCTGCGATAACAGAAACCGTAATATAGTCATCAGCTATTTTTGTAGAATTGGTTGCAGTTGTTACAACGTCCATAGGTATACGGAGCATTTGTCCTTTTAACAACCACGCAGGTTTTGTTCCTGTTGCGCCAATTGCTATTGCAGTTTGACCTAAAACACTTTGCACATTACCTTCGCTTTTAAAATCACCTTCTAATTTTATTGCAAAGATTTGATCAGCCGCCAATTTTGCATCAGTTGGTATTGCAGTAGCTATGTAGTTATTATCTGTAGCTAAATTTGTTGATGCAGTTGCATCCATATCATGTGCTACAACGTAAGCATATCTTTTGTGAAAAGACTGTCTCATTTCCAAAGATTTAAACTCTGGATCTGAAGTTGGTTTTTTTCCAGCCATTGATAAAAACCTAAAGAAAGGTGTTTGGTCAATTGCTAATTCAGAGACACGACCACTAAAGTCGTACCGTCTTCTAAGATCTCCAATACCTGAACCACCAGTTACTGGAGAACTACCGTTACTACTTGGAGCAACGTTATTGTCTGCTAATTTAAATGGATTGTCAGCCATTTTATTCTCCTACTTATTAAGTAGAAAACAGTCAATCGTTAAATAAAGAGTCAATCCCTCCGTCAATGTTTTTAATTGCCTCAAATACAGCATCGTTAACATCAGTTGTTCGTGCTTGTGAATTCGTTGCACTCGCAGATGTAGGAATGTTCCTTACTGCTTTCATTTGATTTAACATATCACTTTTAGTATTTTGAGCAACATTTTGCATTGCAGAGTCTTTGTTCTTTAAATAGTAAATATCTTCAAAGCTAATTTTATGATTGTTTGCCCAATCCATTAACTCGTTAAAATTATTACTATCTAAACCCATTTTTTGTTTAAACTCGATCTTAGCTTGGCGATCTCTTTCAGATTGCATTTTATCTTGTTGCCTTAGATCGTTTTCTTGTTTTAATCTTTGATCAACTTGACTTGAAACCTGTTGATTAACAATGCCTTTTAAAACTTTAGCACTGTTGCTATTAGCATCGCCTAACGCTTCATCCATGTCAAAAACAAAATCTTCAGGAAGTTTTAAAGCTTCCTTTATAGGTTTAGGTTCTTGTCCATTTTCTACATATTCTTTAATATGGTTTACTAAGCCTTGATCTTTCTCCAAAGCTTCTATGTACGGTTTGAAGCGGTTCGTCTTATCTAGCTCATCTTTTAATCGTTGAGCCTCACGTGATGAATCTGAATAGCGCTTTTGCCAATCTGTATTGTCAGCTTTAGGGTCTGCTTTTTCCATATCGGTAAAAAGCGGAGTTTCCTTAGTTGTTTCTACAGATTCTTTGTTTTCTTCTATGGGTTTTTCTCCACCATCCATAACAGCACCGTTTACTTCTCTGTCAAGATCGTCAAAAAACCCTTGAGAGGAGCCAAATACTGAATCTTCAACATCTTTTTGTTCAGCATTATTTGGGTTTACCTCATCGGTTTTACTCATTAATCACTCCGTTTGTTTGTGAATTCATTTGTAATAATTTTCTTTGCAAATCAGACTCTGCTTTTACCTTATCGGATGAGCGACCATAAGATAATTGAGCGTTCATTGCTGATTTACGAACTTCCATTTCGCCTTGTTGGACTTTACTTTTAATGCCCGATTGAACTAACTGGCGTGAAAGTGTCTCAATTGTACCTGTTTTGTCTTTAAGTTCTTCTTGAAGAGACTCAACTTGACTTTGCAATTGAGCGTATAAACTTTTTCTTTTAATAATTTTTTCTTTATTGCGAATATCAGTTTCTGCTAATACCGCCACATCATCAACAATACCGAGCTTTAATAATTCTTTTAATTCTGATAAGTACGCCCATCGATTTAAAGGCAACGTAGACCCTGCAATAATTCTTACATCAAACTTTGCAGTTTCATAATCATTCCATTTTCCAATAGCTTGTCCATAATCATTATAAATAGGAATGTTAAGCTCTACTTCTTTCATTTCTTCAATATTATTAGGTTGAGCAATTCTCATTACTTTATGAGCGGTGTATACACTTTGACTAAAATCTTTAACTACTTCTCCTAAATGTTTTAAAGAAGGTTCTATACTACTCTTTAACCATTGCTTAACTCGTCTTGTACCATACTCATCTAAAGCAAGTAAACCTCGATAAGTTTCAACGTCTGTATCAGATGACCCCATAGAAGTACCGTAAATACCTGCAAGATACTCCATATCAGATTTTCCATTTTGAATGATATTGTAAAATGCATTTGATAATTGTGTTGGCATAACTTCTTTAGGTGCTTCAAAGCCTTGATTTACAGGTAATAAAGCGCCAGGGGCAGATGCAAATTTTTCCCAATAAGCAGTATCAATAGATCCTTCTTGATACATCCACCTTAAAGAACTTCCCAATGATGCGTTGTGTATCATAAGCTGATGGGCTTTGTTGATTTCTTGTTGTTTACCAACCAAAGGGGCAACTGCACTCATTGAATATGGAGTTCCTGTCCATTTGTACATAAAAGGAATTAACGGATAATGCTCACTAGGAAGTGTACTTTCAGATAAAGTTGTATCGCCTGCGACTTTAGTCATTTTAATCTGTTGCCTGTAAAAAAAGACATGATCAACTATAGTGTCGGCAAATTCTTTATTCTCTGTCAGAACTTTATATTCTTCAGCAGTAATTATTTTGTTTTCAACTATGGACATTTCTTTTTGAGCTTGAGCCATTAATTCTTGACTCATTAGAGCAAGTTGCGCC